CGGAACAAGGAACGGATAAAACATTTGAAAACGAACGAGAAACAAAACTAGAAGAAAAAAAGGACGACGATAAATTAGAGGAATACAGTAAAGGTGTACAATCTCGTATTGCGAAATTAACTCGTAAGATGAGAGAAGCAGAGAGAAGAGAACAAGCTGCTGTTGAATATGCTAGAGCTGTAGAAGAAAAAAGACAAGCGTTAGAAAAAAGATTTGAAAAAACTGACGCTAACTACATTAAAAAATTTGAGACAACTATATCATCAGGATTAGAAGCTGCACAAAAAGAATTAGCAGCGGCTATTGAAGCTGGTGATGCAAATGCTCAAGTTCAAGCTAACAAAAGAATTGCACAGCTCGCGTTTGAGAATGCAAAACTAGAGGCAGCTAAAGAAGGTAGAGAAGAAAAACCACAGGCAGAGAAACCTGTTAATCTTTCTCAAGGTGGTAATGTAAGGGCTCCATCAATGGATGACAGTATAAACCCTGATCCAAAAGCTGAACAATGGGCTGCGAAAAACTCATGGTTTGGTTCTGATAGAGCAATGACATACACTGCTTTTGAGATACACAAGGACTTAACTGAAAAAGAAGGTTATGATCCTAACTCAGACGAGTATTATGCAGAAGTTGACAAAAGAATACGTGTTGACTTTCCGCATAAATTTGGTAATACTGATAATAAGCAATCGACCAAGCCCGTTCAGACGGTCGCTTCAGCTTCAAGAAGCGTAAAACCCGGTCGCAAAACTGTGAGACTCACTTCCTCACAGGTAGCAATAGCTAAAAAATTAGGAGTGCCACTCGAAGAGTACGCAAAACAATTAAAAAACACGGAAGGAGCGTAACATGAAAAAAGACGAAAAAAATACTTCTCGTGCGAACCAAACACGGTCAAAATCTGAGAGACCTAAAGTGTGGGTTCCACCATCTTCTCTAGATGCACCCCCTGCACCTGATGGATTCAGGTATAGATGGATAAGAGCTGAAGTCATAGGATTTCAAGATACGAAAAACATAACTGGACGAATTAGAGAAGGTTATGAATTAGTTCGTGCCGAAGAAGTCGAAAATGCAAGTGATTATCCGGTCCTCGAAGAGGGCAAATACAAGGGAGTGATTGGGGTCGGTGGCCTTCTTCTTGCGAAGGTACCTGTCGAGATCGCGAAGCAAAGACAAGACTATATGGCGAATCGCCATAAAGATCGAAGCGAAGCCGTAAACAACGATCTAATGAAGGAGCAGGATAGTAGGATGCCAATCAATATTGAAAGGCAATCCCGTGTAACCTTCGGTGGTACGAAAAAATAATTTTTAATATCACTGAATTTAATAAACCGTACTGGAGGCCGTCTCACGACGGCAGGTACATAAGGAGAAACAACTATGGCAAATAGAAACACTCAAGGTTTTGGACTAGTGCCTGCAGGAACGCTTGGATCAACTCCAGCGACTTCTGGTCAAGGTAAGTACAAAATCGACGCGGGTTATGCTACAACTATTTATCAAAATGGTGCTGTGGCTTCTTCTGCTGGTTACATTATCGACGGTCAAACGACTGATGCACCTATCTTAGGTGTATTAAACGGAATATTCTACAACGCGGCTACAACTTTAAAGCCGACGTTCTCGAACCATTACGTTCAGGTAACACCAGCTAACTCAGAAGATATCGATGCATTTGTATTCGATAACCCTCAACAACAATACGTAGTAGCAACTGATGCTGCTGTGGCTCAAGCTGGATATTTAGAAACGTATGACATGAATACTTCTGCTGGTAGTACAACTACTGGTAAGTCTTCAGCTACACTAGATATCGGAGACACTAGCGCAGATGCTGCTTCATGGAGATTACTTCGATCTGCAGAAGATCCTGAAAACGATGAAAATGCGGCTTTCAGATCAGTTGTAGTAGTTGCTAATCTAATAGAGCTACAATCGTAATAGCTAGAATAGGAGATAAAACATGGCAATATCACGATCACAACTAGTCAAAGAACTAGAGCCAGGTCTGAATGCACTATTCGGCTTGGAATATAAAAGGTATGAAAATCAGCATGCTGAGATTTATACTAACGAATCTTCTGACAGAGCTTTCGAAGAGGAAGTTATGTTATCAGGATTCGGTAACGCACAAGTGAAAGCAGAAGGTGCTGGAGTATCTTTTGATGATGCACAAGAAACTTTCACAGCTAGATACACTCACGAGACAGTAGCTTTAGCATTTGCTATCACAGAAGAAGCTATCGAAGATAACCTCTACGATAGATTAGCTTCTAGATACACAAAAGCTTTAGCAAGATCTATGAGCAATGCGAAACAAGTAAAAGCGGTAGAACCTCTAATTCAAGGTCTTCCTTCAACGGATAACTTTGATTCAGGTGATGGCGTTAGCTTGTTTAACACATCTCACCCTACAGTAGCGGGTACTTTCAAAAATACCCTAACTACTCAGGCGGATCTTAACGAAACTTCGTTAGAGCAGTCGTTAATTGACATTGCGGCTATGACTGACGAAAGAGGTCTTAGAGTTGCAGCAAGAGGAGTGAAAATGATCATTCCTTCTGAGCTTCAGTTTACAGCTGAGAGATTGATGAAATCTCAAGGTAGAACTGGAACAGCTGATAATGATATCAACGCTATCGTATCTATGGGTATGATTCCTCAAGGTTATAGAGTGAACAACTACCTAACTGATACTGATGCGTTCTACATCATTACAGACATTCCAAATGGAATGAAAATGTTCACAAGAGCTCCATTGACAACTGCAATGGAAGGTGATTTCGATACTGGAAACGTTAGATACAAAGCTAGAGAAAGATACTCATTTGGAGTATCAGACCCTAGAGGTATCTTCGGTGTTGAAGGTGCGTAATTAACTCTTTTTATGGGGCCGCCTTAAAACGGCCCCATTTAATAATATAACGGTGAGATTATGAAAAAATTTAGAATCCAAATACGCGCTTATCAAATGTATGCAGACTTCACTGTAGAGTGTTTGGATGGACCCATCGACATAGAAAACGCTATCATTGACAAACTAGGAAAAAATGATATAAAATGGGAACCTCTTGGAGAAATGCATAATCCAAGAGTAAATAGAATAACCTATGAGGAGGTTATAAATGGAGATGCAACAACATCTAAACGACCTTTACACACAGAAGAAGGGTCTGGACTTAGAATGGGAGCAGGAGCATCTTAAGGAGGGTAGATATACTCTCAATATGGTTAGAATTGACAGAAAAGTCAGAGAAGTAATTAGCCATATAAAAATTGCAGAAGCTAAAAAAGAGCATTTGCAAAATAAAATAGACGGTGCTGCTCCACAAGTTTCAGTAGCTACTTAGTAAAAAGCTACATCGTTGAATAAATTCAATTCACATTACAGGCTACCTTGCGCTCTACTAAAAACTAGTATATAGTTTTGTTACTATACAATTAATTAGAACATAGACGCGTATAGTCGACGGCCTAGAGACTATGTTCGGAAACTAGGAGGATATAATTATGGCAAATACTACATTTTCGGGACCGGTAAGATCAGAAGCAGGTTTTCAGGTCGCGACTAAAAATACTTCAACAGGTGCTGTTACAACTAGATACAGTTCAGGTTTACCTGATCTAACTGGTTTAACTAAAAATGATTTGGCAACTGGTGCTAGTATAACTTTAACGGCTGATGCAGTTAACATTGTTAACTACACAGGTGCAGCTGCAGCAGCAGCTACATTACCAGCAGCAACAGCAGGAACAGTGGTTGTTTATATGCAAGCTGTAGATACAGCAGGTGGAACAAACACTTTAACTTTTGATGCAGCAGGAACTGATGTTTGGGCTACTGGTTCAGTAATTGAATCAAGAGCAGCAGCTGAAGCTGATATTGATATTTCAGCAGCAGGTGAAACACAATTAGTTTTCACACCAGCTAACGCAGCAACAAACCTTTTAACAGTTGGAAGCATGATTGTTTTCACTTGTTATGAAAAAGGAACTTGGGTCATTTCATCTAGAATGAGTGGCGCAGCGGCTGCAACTACAGGTGCATTTGCATTTGCAGCGTAATAAATAATTTAGTGTGGGCCTTCGGGCCCATGCTTAATTTAACGGAGAATAAAAAATTATGGCAACATCAGATCAACAGTTTTCGTGTAGAACTTCTGACGGAAGATTTGGTAGAGCAACAAACGCGTCTAGTAATTTTATTGGACCAGCTAGAATAACTTATATTCAAGTTGAAGGAGTTGCAGATAGTAATATCAAACTTTATGATGGAA